GCGCCGAGGCAGCGCAGCACTTCGACACTGCCAAGGCCGCAGAGGAGGCCGGTGAGGCGGCAGCCGCCGAGGCGTTGCTCGCCACCCGAAAGGCGAAGGACATCAGCCGTATCTTCGGCTGACCAACCCCACACCACACCACACCAATTCAACGGGCCGTCCTTCTGGGCGGCTTTTTTCATGGAGAGACACATGGACGTGAACGCACTTATCAGTCAGGCCAACTCGGCCACCAAGGAACTCGAAGACCAGACGAAGGTGTCCGAGGGTGGCGGCGAGTTCGAGACGCCACCGGCGGGGCCGACCCCAGCCCGCTTCGTCGGCTACGTCGAGATCGGCAAGCGCAAGCAGCGACCGTTTCAGGGCAAGGCCAAGCCGGACGCCGAGGAGGTGTTCCTGTTCTTCGAACTGAACGGCAAGAAGCACTGCCGCGAGGTCGAGGTCGAGGGCGAGAAGAAGACCTTCACGAACGTCATCCGGGTCAAGCTGACCAAGAAGCTGAACGACCGGGCGGGCTTCACGAAGCTGTTCAAGAAGATGCTCTACGGTCGCGATGGCATCACGCACATGGCGCAGATGCTGGGCGAGGGCTTCCTCGTGACGGTCGTGCACAACACGGTCGAGAAGGACGGCAAGAAGAACACCTACGCCAACATCAAGGACGATGACGGCAACTGGCAGATCGCCGCGCCGATGTACCAGACCGACCCGCTCGACGCCGACACGCTGCAGCCCCTGCCGGTGCCGGAGCCCCGCCAGCCCATCAAGCTGCTTCTCTGGGACGCCCCGTCGCAGGAGCAGTGGCAGTCGATCTTCATCGACGGCACCCGCACCGTGAAGAACGACAAGGGCGAGGAGCGCGAGGTCAGCAAGAACTGGCTGCAGGAAGACATCGTGCAGAACGCGGTGAACTTCGAAGGCTCGGCCCTGCAGGCGATGCTCGGCGGGCTGGCCGACCTGTCGCTTGATCCTGAGCCGCAGGACAGCCCGGAGGTGGCTGCCGAGGGTGGAGCCGCCAAAGAGGCCGAGAAGCCCGCTGAGAAGCCCTCTGCGGCGGCCTCCGACCCGCTGGCGGCGCTGGGCCTGTAATGAGCGACGTGCTCGCCAGCTTCGGCGTGGGAGGGGACCAGCTTCCCTCCCAGACCGTCGAAGAAGTGGTCTACCCCAAGCCAACACCCGGTAGGGTAGCCCACATCGACGCCGACTTCCTCGCCTATCAGGTCTCCGCCGAGACCCGTGACGAGTTGGACGGCTTGGTTCCACGCAAATCATTGGAGGACATGCAGAACAACGCCCGCCGGGCCGCTGAGCACTTCATGCGGCTTGTCGGTGCCACAGAGTACCGCTGCCACGTGACGCCCAGCGGATCGACCAAGGGTGGCAGGCCCGAGCAGGCAGTGCAGCAGGAGTACCAGTCTGGTCGCAAAGGCCGGGAGAAGCCGGAGTTCCTCGACACTATCCGGGCCTTCATCGGGCAGGAGTTGAACGGGGTCGTGCACCTCGACCAAGAGGCCGACGATGGCATGGCTCAGGCGAACTACTCTGTGTACGTGGACGACACGACACGGGGCCGGGGGTACGACATGCTGAGAAGCGTGATCGTCTCCAAGGACAAAGACCTCCGCATGGTCCCCGGCCTGCACTGGGACTTCGACACCGAGACGGTGTTCAACGTCAACGACCGCTTCGGTGACATCTGGATCGACGCCAGCAAGTCCACCAAGACGGTCAAGGGCTGGGGCACCAAGTTCTTCTGGGCGCAGTGCCTGATGGGCGACACCGCCGACAGCATCAAGGGCCTGCCTGCGATGTCTGGCATGCAGTTCCAAGAGATCGCGCCCAGCGCGGCCTACAAGAAGCTGTCTGCGCAGTGGGACGGTGAGGATGAGGTGCCCGAGGGCATCCTCAAGAAGATCAGAGCAGAGCAGGCCAAGACCAAGCAGGTCGGGCCGGTGTTGGCGTACGAGTACCTCAAGGACGTGAAGAACGACAAGGACGCCTTCCAAGTGGTGAAGGAAGCGTGGATCGCGCTGGAGAAGTACAGCGGACACGAGTTCACACACTGGCGCACCGGGGCGCGCGTCACGCCTACCCAAGCCCTGCTCGGCGACATGCTGCTCCTGTGGATGCGGCGCAACAAGAACCCCAACGATGTCATCGACTGGATCAAGGAGACCTGCGCATGAGGATCGAACCCGAGCACGGGCAGGACATCCCCACCGAGGCGAGCAGCGTGGTCATCCAGCAAGGGGCCGCGCGGTACAGGTTCATCGACCGGGGGGATCATCTGGAAGTTATGCTCCTGTCCTCCGGCAGGGGCATCCCCGGCCTGCTCGTTCACGGCCAGTCTGGCAACGTGATCCACATCGCCCCCGGCACAGTGCCGTGAAGGGACACACGTACGCCTGCAACATCTGCCTCCACCGGCTGGTCAAAACCGGGGAGGTAGTCGTGTGCCCCAAGTGCGGCATGAAATACCACCCCCTCGAAAGGACGACCATGAAGTAATGCACCGGATCAAAGCCTCACAGGCTGAGGCGGTTCGGACCACTCTCCTCAAGAGACAAGGCTACTCCTGCCCACTGTGCGGAGGGAGCCTAAGAGCCAACAGCAAGAAGCAGCCGGTGCTCGACCACGACCACCAGACCGGCTACCTCCGCGACGTTCTGTGTCGCAACTGTAACGGCATCGAAGGCAAGGTGCACAACCTCGCCCGTCAAGCCAAGGCTGACCTCTCTGTCGAGCAGTGGTTGCAGAACCTGCTCAGCTACTGGGAGCGCCACGCCACGCCACAGCATGGCGGCGTCTTCCACCACACCCATAAAACCGCCGAGGAGAAGCGACTGGCGAAGAACGCCAAGGCCCGCGCCCGGCGAGCAGCAGCAAAGGCTGCCTCCCAGCAATAGGAAGCACATGCCCACCATCCGCGACCAGTTGTCGTGGGAGGATCGCATGATTGCGCACGGTGTCACCCGATACCGCAACCAGCAAGACAAGGCCGTAGAAGGGAAGCGCACTGACGAGACGAGTGTAGGCGCTACCCTTCTGCGTTCCTACGTGTTGCAGGTCTCTGACCACATCCGGCTGTACCTTGACGGGAAGCACCCTGATGGCCGGAGGCGCAACAAGTACGCGAAACTCCTCGCAACCCTCGACACCGACAAGACTGCCATGCTGGCGCTCAAGGCCATCATCAGCACCCTGTACATGCCGCAGACCATCCAGCGAGTGCTGACCCACATAGGAAAGGACATCGAAGACGAACTGCGCTTCTCCGCGTTCGAGGAGCGGCACAAAGAATACTACGACGAGATCATCCGCTCGTGGGAGAACAAGCGCACCAAGAGCACGGACCACAAGCGCCGCGTGCTGTCGGTCAAGTCCAGAGACATGGGGATCATGTGGGAGGACTGGTCGAACGAAGTGCGCTTCGGCGTAGGCTCGCTGGTAGTGTCCCTGCTCATGGAAGTGTGCGACCTCGTGGAGGTGAGGCACGAGGGCAAGGGCAAGCATCGCAACGGTGCAGTTCTCGGCCCGACGCAAGAGTGCATCGACTGGGTGCTCAAGCACAACGAGATGGCTGAACTCGGCAACCCCGACAAGATGCCCTGCATTATCCCGCCGGAGGAGTGGACCAGCGTCACCGAGGGCGGCTACTACAGCCCGCTTATGCGCCGCCGCACCCCACTGGTCAAAGGCTGGAACCAGAGCGGACGCCGGACACTCCTGAGCGAGGCAGAGATGCCTGCCGTGCTTTCGGCGGTGAACGCGATGCAGAACACCGGGTGGCAGATCAACAAGCGTGTGGCGGCGGTCATGCGGGAGGTTTGGCACAAGAACCTCAGCATCGGGATGCCTCGCTCGGAGCCTTACGAGTTGCCCAAGTGCCCTCTGGCCGAGGACGTGAAGGCGGCTGATCTGCCCGAGGATAGCCCGGAGCGCGCCCGCTTCGAAGAATGGAAGGCGGCTGCCCGAGAAATCCACACGATGGAGAAGGAGCGGGTCAGCCAGAACCTCGCCGTGTCGCGAACGCTGCGCATGGCAACTGACATGGGAGAGTACGATGCGTTCTACTACGTCTACCAGTGCGACTTCCGAGGACGCATTTACGCGACAGCCTCCGGCCTATCGCCACAGGGAACAGACCATGGCAAGGCTCTGCTCCAACTCGCTGAGGCGCTCCCCCTCGGGGAAGATGGTCTATACTGGCTCAAAGTACACGGTGCAAACAAGTACGGGGAAGATAAGTCTTCCTATGATGCCCGTGTGCAGTGGATCGAAGAACGCCACGAAGACTGGCTTCGCGCTGCTGCAGACCCTGTTGGAGAACGTGCCGTCTGGCAGGACGCGGACAAACCTTACCAGTTTCTCGCGTTCATCTTTGAATACGCTGAGGCTCACCGCCTTGGAGCAGCGTTTCGGTCGCGTTTGCCCGTTGCTCTCGACGGGAGTTGTAACGGCCTCCAACACTTCTCCGCGATGCTACGGGATGCGGTGGGCGGTGCGGCAGTCAACCCT